AGTTTTACCTTGACACGTTCTGTGATGTTAACACCAACAGCTTGAAGATCACCTCCCATAATTGGTTGAGTAGCCGGAGCCATCTCTTTCATTTCTTCAATAACAATTTCACCGATGCCTGTACCAAAGACTGCTGAGTTAATCAAACATTCTGCAACGGCTTTACGTACCATACACTCTTCAAAGTCTTCCGTAAGCTTGTTACGAAGAAATTGTACGTCCTGCTTGTCAGTGTCACCCATGTTGTCACTAACATCAAACCATTTTCCACGTCCAAACGTAGCCTCTTCTAGTTCCGCTACATTAGACTCAACTGCCTGTTGAAGTGCAGGAGAAATAATACGGGAACGCTCAGACCCACGCTGGCTGTCAGCAGGATCCCATTGACCACGCCATAGTCTATAATACTCTTCAAATCTGTTTTCATAGTTACTTTCGTAGTAATCCCTCCAATCTTCACATTTAGTTATAACCCAGTCTTCTAGGGCTTCTTGGATCATCAGAGGCTCGTTATCGTATAGTTCACTCATATTAGTATCCTGCTACTACGTCTAAGATTTCGTGGTCTTCGATTTCGTAATCGTAGTCGTAAGCCACATTTGCTAACTGGTCAATGTATGCTAAAGCGTCAACCAAGTCATCGTGGGTTAATGGGTCTGGAAACTGAAACAACTGGTCAAGAAACCTACTGTTCCACTCTCCTTTGTTTAGCGTTATGTATCCGTTTTCAAATCGTCCTTGCAACGCCCACATAACACGATCTGTTTTTTTCTTGTTGCCGTGCGTAAGTTCTTCTACTCTAAAGAACATGCCATAGCGTTTCTGCATGTCCATCAAAGGAGACATTACTGCTTGTTTAGCAATACCTCTTTCGATTCCAACCGATACGGGACGGTAATCTCTAACGGCCTGAAATATTTTAAGTGCTGTCTCGTCAAGTGACCATCTACCGTATATAATATTGTCAACATACCAACCATGCTCATTGACCTTAACCACGGCGATCGCTGTGTCGTCAAGCTTGGAATTCTTAGTCTTCTTTTTGTTGACTTCTTCAAAGCCTGCCAAGTCAACAGCAATGTAATAATCTCCTACTTCGGGCCTATCTTCACTAAACTGTACCCAGTCTTCCTTAAACATTTCTGACCCACGTGCTTCAAAGCTTGCCATAAATTCTTGGCGAAACGCGTAAGAAGACATAGACCTTTTAGCAATATCAATTTCGTCTGGGTCCAATAATGGATTGTCATAAGAAGTAAAGTGCCAAGCTTTGTACGTCGGATCATCGTCTAACTCCGCATATTTGTACAACTCATAAAAATGGTTGCGACCCATAGGTGTCCCTATAAACATCGCAGAACCCTTTTGATCCGCAAGTGCAGGTCTCAGTATTTGTTCAAATACGTCAGGTTTCATGTCTGCGTATTCGTCTAGCACTAAAAACTTAAGGCTAACACCACGCATTGTCTCTGGTCTGTCAGCACCTTTTAGGCTAATGGTAGCACCGTTGACAAGCTTAATTTGCAAATTATTAATGTGACTACCGCTAATAACAGGGTGCCCCAGTTCCAACAGGGTGGACCACATAATGTCTCTGGCTTGTCCCTGAGTAGGTGCGACGTAAAATACATGACCCTTATCTGCCTGTAGTGCGTTAACAATTAACATCCACGCAGCTAATCTGGACTTACCAGTACGTCGTCCCGCTGCAACTATTTTAAATCTAGTACTGTCTGCCCAGACATCTTGTTGCCAAGGCAGTAGTTCTATATTAAGATCCACTAATACGTCCACATAACGGGTGTTGTCCCGCGTGTATCCACATGTACAAAGTCATCAGCAATACCAATTCCTGTGAAGCCTAGACGAAGAGCCTCTTTTACAATCTTAAGGCGAAACACGGCGTTTGTTATTTTTATATCCGCCGCGATGCCCTGAGCGTGGGTGCCGGGTACGTCTTTCTTAGCCTCTATTGGATGCTCAGTCGGGTGTCGATACCCGCTGGTGATCGTGAAAGGAAACCCGCACGCCTCTCTCAACTCGTCTAACTTCTCTAGGAAGTCTTTTTCCATGTTGTTGGTGCCAGTGACTTGACAGTTAAACTCTGAAGGATCAAAATGTTTAAGATTCATCTACTACTTCACCCTCTATTACTGTAGATTCAGGTACTTCTACCGCACCAACACCACTAATGTTAATCTGAATGGCGTTTCTGCCACCGTCTTTAACAATATCCTTTTCAAACGCTGCAACGGGCAGTATTCTGTCCATAACAAGCTTCCACGCCGCTGCTTGATTCTTATGATCGTGGTCAAGAGCTGCTTCAAAGATAGTGTCTAGCACTTTTCTTGACTTTGGAGACGCCAACATCCGTGCTTTGTATTCATTAATGACCGCAGCGTCACCCTTCGGGCGACCAACAGCGTTGCGACTTCCTTTTTTAACAGCGGTTACGTCACTTTTACGCGGTCTTCCACGCTTTCGGCGAGGAGGATTATCAACATCTGACATAAGTACCTCTTTAAAGACTCTTTAAAGTTACGTTACCGTACATTACCGTGTACTTTTAATAATATATTTATAAAATTTACCATTACCGTGACGGTAAAGTATCTTTAAAGACATAATATACTATTTATTGTACCATACTTTTGATGATTTGTCAAGCATTATTTTAAACAAGACTGTACTGTCCTTTAAACTGTACCAGCACGGTCCAGATTCTGCACTGCTAAGTGCTTGTTTTCTATACAGTTTATCTGCTTAGAACTATTGGCTATATTAAGTTCTAATTTTACTCTTTTTTGTGTCTAAGCAGGATCTAACAGCACAGTCAACAGCACAGACCCCCCCGCCCGACGCGAATGATTCTCATTTGCAAACGCTAACGATTCTCATTTGCAGGTGGGAATGATTCTCATTAGCAAACAAGAATGATTCTCAATAGGCAGGTGCGAGAGTCTAGGTTGGACCTGTACAGGCATACAGTACTGGTTATCTATACAGTATCCTATACCATCCATCAAAGTACTGTACATTTATACAGTATTCTATCCGCCATTTCAGCGATGTTTTAGAAAACCGACATGGGCCTGTNACGCTCTCAATTGCTCTGTGCGGGACGTTAGAAAAAGACATATCATGACATGGGGTAGTGTTAACGTTTAATGNNNGGCAATACAGGGCGTTCTAGCCCCATGTGGATAAGTTATCAACAGGCATGAAAGCTGTGGATAAGTGGTGTTTTCAGGTTTGTCAAGTATTTTATTTAGTCCGTTTGATATTGACACCACCAGAGAATTGTAGTAATCGCATGAGACTATTCATCGCGTGAATGGTTACCCAAAAAAATATAAGAAAAATTATTATACACAGCGCTTGCAATATGCATAATAGGTACCAACAAGCGGCGAGTGACTGCGCCCATCTAATACAGCGATTCGGACGCTGTTTCACAGTCACTAGGTAGATTAGAAACGGACACCTATCACTTGCTAGTGACTGCCAGAGATCTAGCAAGCGCGAGTCGAGATGATTCTGCGATAGGACAAACGGACGGTACCTAGTGATTGTGATTCCAGATCCGCCATCAATGTCAGTATCAGTCACTAGAGGGCCGTCGCGGGATCCCTCGAATGCGTAGCCTTACTAGGCACGCGAACGGCGTAGCGTAATGATCGGTCCATCACTTCCAGTGCGGAAAATGAGACGCGCCCATTCTAAGCGATGGGAAAATATGGTCTGCATCTAATGCCGATGCACTGATGAGATCAAGGCAGATCGAAACCATTTTATAACTGTTACAATTTGAGGTGATTACTATGACAAATCCTATCTATTCCGAAGCTCTATCGAACGTTCGCAAGAATGAGAAATTGACCGACATGATCCGCGCAGAACTGGATACGCTGAATCCAGAGAAGTTAAAGGGCGCTAGTGTTTTGCTGGACGGTATCAATGCGCTATATCTGGCGAGCAATAACAAGTCTGACAGCGCTACGAAACAGCGACTCGCGACCGAAGCAAAGAAAGCTATCGCGACCGTTCGCACCATTGTCCAGCGTGAATCTCTGGCAATGTTTGATGTCAAGATCGGCGCACATCATGACAAGAAAACTGGCGTCACAAAGTGGAAATTTGTAGTAGCAAAGCAGTCTGACAAGCGCGACATACTGACCACACTCGGCAAGGATCTCGACAGCGATGATGCACTGTCCGATGCGCTACTTGAACAGATCGCGGA